AGTAGCTTTGACATCTCTTGCTGGATCATCTGACTGCCCGACCATCCAGAACTTTATATTTGTTTCTGACATTAGCCGTTTTGTATTTGCTTTTGGCTGTAATGACTATGGTTCAGCAATACAAGATTCCATGCTAATTCGCTGGTCGGATCAGGAGTCGCTGACAAACTGGACACCAGCAGCTACAAACCAAGCAGGTAGCGTTCGGTTCTCTCATGGATCTGAGTTGGTCACTTGTCTGCAAACCCGTCAGGAGATTGTGGTTTGGTCTGATTCTGCGCTGTATTCCTTGCAGTATGTTGGCCCGCCAGCCGTATGGCAGTCACAACTCTTGGGCGACAACATCTCTATTGCATCCCAAAACGCAGCGGCTACAGCTTCCGGCCTTGTGTTCTGGATGGGTGTAGATAAGTTCTACAAATACGATGGCCGTGTACAGACTCTGCGCTGTGACCTGCGCCAGCATATCTTTAGCAACATCAATACCTTACAGGCTGGTCAGATTTTCTCTGGGACTAACGAAGGCTTTAATGAAGTTTGGTGGTTCTATTGCTCTGCTAACAGCACGGCTATCGACAGATACGTTGTCTACAACTACTCAGAAGACATCTGGTACTACGGCTCAATGGCACGAACAGCTTGGCTTGACTCCGGCTTAAGAGACTACCCATTAGCTGCAACGTACTCCTATAACTTGGTCAACCACGAGCAAGGTAACGATGACAATGAGACTGGTACGCCAACAGCTATTGCGGCTTCTATCGGTTCTTCACAGTTTGACATTGATGACGGCCATAATTTTGGCTTTGTGTGGCGTGTCATTCCTGACTTGACTTTCAGGAACTCTAGTGGTGACTTGACTCCTCAATGCACCATGTCACTGATCCCATATCAGAACTCTGGTTCTGGCCCGAATGATCCGCAGTCTGTGGCTGGCAGTAGTAACGCTGTTATCCAGAGAATTGCAACAGCACCTGTTGAGGAATTCACAGGTCAGGTGTACATTCGGGTGCGTGGCCGTCAGATGATCTTTCAAGTTGAATCCAATAGACTGGGCACATCTTGGCAGTTAGGCGCTCCAAGGATTGACATTAAATTAGATGGCAGACGAGGTAATACATGATTGTTACGTCTGAGTTTGAGCTATCAAGGGTTGCGGCTCCTAACTTACCTCTGTCTCCTAAAACCTATAATTCTGACTACCATGAGCAGTTAAACAATGTCTTGCGTCTGTACTTTAACCAGTTAGACAAGATTCTTGCTCAATTAAGAACAGACGGGGCTATTGATCCTAGCAACATTAACGTACCTAATGGGCTATTCTTTAATACCGCAGATCAGACGCTTGCCGCCGTAAACACAGGTTATCCCATCACGTTTAACCAGACTTATCTAAATAACTATGTGGCACTACAGTCTGGCAGCACGTCTAAGATTGAAGTGGCTGTTGCCGGTGTGTACAACTTCCAGTTGTCGGCTCAGTTAAAAAGCACCAACGCATCAGCCAAAGATGTACAGATTTGGATACGCCGCAACAACGTTACGATTGGTTATTCGGGGCACAGATACACGATTGAAGGTTCAGACAACCACATGAATGTTGTTTGGATATTTGACATTGACTTGGCGGCTGATGAGTACATTGAGATGTACTGGGGCGCAGACGATACAAACGTAACGATGGAAGCTATTGCCGCGTCTGCCCCATATCCTGCTGTTGCTTCAGCGGTAATGGCTGTAAACTTTATTGCGCGGTTGCCTGACCCCCGCCCAACCCCTCCTCCTTAAGGATGTAACATGGCAGTTCAAGGTAGCTACCGCACAGCATACGAAGATACAGCACCATCTGGTGGGGTATCGGATGCAGACATCCTTGCTTATGTTCAAGCAAACATCAACAATCCTGCCGCAATTGCAGCCGCTGCTGCTGCGACTGGTGTTTCTATGGCGGATCTGTCCCGTGCGACAGGTTTTTCTGTTGCTGACGTTAGTAATTATTTTGGTAATGCGGGCGTAGAGCCGCCCCCTGCACCAGCGCCAAGTAGATACAACATCTCTTCCGCTGCTGTACAAGCTCAAGTTGCGGCTGAACAGCAAGCGGCCCGTGAAGCGGCGTTGGCTGCTCAACAAGCTGCGGCTGCTGCTGCTGCACAAGCCGCTGCTGATAGAGCCGCTGCGGAAGCTGCCGCCCGTGAAGAAGCAGCTAGAACTGCCGCCCAACAAGCTGCCGCTAAACGTGCTGCTGATGCTGCGGCTGCTGCTCAAGCTGCTGCGGATAAAGCCAAGGCCGATGCTGCGGCGCAACAACAAGCTGCGGCTGCTGCCGCCAAAGCACAGGCTGATGCCAAAGCCCAAGCAGATGCAAAAGCAGCGGCTGATGCACAGGCCGCTGCACAGACTCAAGCGGCTGCCCAAGCTAAAGCCGCCGCCGACGCAACAAAAGCGCAAGGTATTGCATCGTTACCAGCCCCAACAAAAACATATACGCAAGCAGAAGTTAACCAAGCATTAGCCGATACGCTTAAAAATGATCCTAACGCTAGTAAAGCTGACGTTATAAAAGCGGCGGCTGGTTTTGGTGTTACTGCCGATCAAGTTAACGCCGCCTACAGTAGCTTGCCCGCAGCCGCTGCGCCTGCCACGCAAGGAAATACCGCTGCCGCTGTTACTCAAGCCGCAGGTATTGCATCGTTGCCAGCCGCTACAACGCAAGCTGCTGCGACTCAAACCGCTGCGCCAATGGACAAAGCTGCTGCCATAGAAAAAATTACGCAGCAGATCTTAGCCCAAGGCACAACTGGTAAGTGGAAAGGCGAGGGTAAAGGTTCCGCTGAGGCCAACGCAAGGGACATGGCAAAGATAATTGCTGATACTGGCGCGACTGACATTAGCCAGTTTGGCAAAGTTACTAAAACTGTTGATGCCGCCGTTATTCCACAGTATGAGCGTACTGTTGTTGGATATGACCAAGAAGGCAATCAAATTGTTGATACCAAGATTCTTGGTTACACCGATCAAAACGGCAATCCTGTTGACCCTAGTTTAGTCAAAATGGAAATGGGATATTCTGGCGGCATGGACGGTACTTACGAGACTGTTTACACGGCCCCTGTAGGTAAACAAGAAGTATTTGGTAATAAGCTGACTGGGCAAGAAGTTGCCACTACATATGGTGAACGCCAGCAAGGCAATGCTTTTGGCGGTACGTTTGAAGGCAAAGGAAACACCGGCTACAACGTGCAGTTTGATGCACAAGGTAATCCTATTTTCTATACCACGGCGGCAACATCTAATGATCTTGCAATCTTGATGCAGGATCTAGGGCCAATTGCTCAAATTGGTCTTGCTATTGCTACGGGTGGTTTGTCTCTACCGCAACAAATTGCGGCCAACATGGCGATAAGCGTTTTGAGTGGTAACGACATTGGCGATGCAATTAAGAATGCCGCAGTGAGCTATGTAGGCGCACAAATTCCGGGTATGGACTTTATGAAAGATGGCTCATCTTTTATTAAAGACCTTGGCCTGTCGGCTGACCTAACCAATACTTTAACTAATTCTTTTAATAAAGCCACAGTGGCAGGAGCCACGGCAGCATTAACAGGCAAGGATATTGGTGATGCAGTAGTTGCAGGAGCAACATCCGGCGGTTTAAACGGAGCAGTTAATGCAGTGTTAGGCAATATTGACGGGTTTGCAGATCTGTCAGGCACTAATAAAAACCTTGTTGCTAACGCTGTAACGGGTGCACTGTCGGGCCAAACATTAGATCAAATAGCCATTAGCACCGCCATTGCTGCTGGCAATGCGGCTGTAACTAATGCTACAGGTGGCAATAAAGACATTACAACTCAGTTGCAAAATGCTGGGTTGGTCAATAATTCAGGCGCGGCATCGTTTGCAGATGCAAATACTGCCGACGATACTGACACTCAGATTTCCAATCAAATTAACCAATCTTTAACCTTTGATGGTTCTGGGGCAACTGATATAAATGCCGCCGCTACCGCTGCTTCAAATGCAGGTTTGAATACATTTACGTTTGGTGGTGGCACGTACACCATTGACAACAATAATGCAGCAGCCAATATTGCTGATTTAGAAAGAATTGTTGCGGCTGACACTCTTGCGGCCACCACAGCCGCCAACCTTAAAGGCGGTGAGTTTGAAGGTGTAGATGCCGCTGTAGCGGCTAACGCCGCCGCGAACAATACAGTCATTGGTAATGCAGAAGCTGACGATGTAACACAAGCTGCCGCTCTAGCTAGATCACGTAACCCGACCGGCACAACCTTTACGTTTGATGGCAAAACGTACACATTGGGCACTTCTAATGCTGATGTAAACGCAGCATTAGCTGGTACTCAAAAAGCAACTGCGCTTCAAGACATTCAGAACGCACCTAACTTCAATGCCGCGTATGCCGCAGCCCGTACAGCGCTTGGCCCCAACCAGACGTTTACATGGAATGGTAAGCAGTACAGCACCGCTACGGCAGCAGAGCGTCCTGATTTAAACATCACCGCAGCAGACCAAGCAATAAATGCTTTAAACGCATCTAATCTTTCTACCACTACCAACGCATCCAACACAGTTGCAGCGCAAAACGACGAGTTGGCAAGGATTGTTGCTGGCGCTCCAAATCAAAATGCCGCAGAAACTAAACGTTTAGCTGCTCTTAACAATACCTTAGTTTTAGGTAACGCACCAAATGAGTCTAAAGCTGAAACGCAAAGACTAATGGAAGCGGGTGAGCGTTCGGCTATGGACAATATAAGCGCCATAGGTGCTCAAGCATTAGGCACTACTATTAGGGGTGCAGGTAGTTTTATTTCTAATGTTGGTAATACGTATGCCCAGTTAACAGGTGATTTTAATTATGAAAACGCCGCTACAAGAATTGGAAAAGAACTTGAAGATATTGCAAGAAGTAAAGACGGCTACGGTATAGATGTACAAAAAGATAGGATTTTGCAAGCTGTTGAACAGTCTGAAACGCAAGGGTTTTACGATAAATTAAAAACTGTTGGTTCT